ACAACTGATAAATTAATTGACCTTCAACAAAAAATGAAAGAACTTGATGAGGTTCCTAATAATGGTCCAACTAATGTTACAAATGCATTGTTCGTGGGTTCTACCGCAGAACTCTCGAAGTTGATAAAAGCACAAAAGAAGCAAGATGATAAATGAAATCTCAAGATCTATCAGAATTTTTTAATCTTCTTGGAGAAGCTAAGAAGGAAAAGAAAGAAGAATTTGACAAGTTACTAAAAGAAGCTAATATTGATTTAGATTCATTAGTTTCTTCGGCTTTTGATGGAATTGAAAAAGCTAAAACAGAACAAAAGGAACAAAAAGAAAAGGAAGAAAAATTTGTAGAACAATTAGATGATGTTGTAGTGGAACTTAATGATCCACTTGATCTGAAACAAGTTGTTAATTATAAACAAGAAATAAAAGATGAATTATTAGTACCAAAATCTGTTACTGTTGGAGTTCCAGAAGATTTTGATATATCTTCTTTAGAGATAGAAGAAGAGAAAGTAGATGATGTTGCTTCAACATATAAAGAGTTGAAGAAAGAAATTGGTAGTAAGAAAAAACCAGAAGAACCTGCTATTGAGAAGATTAAAGAAGATGATGATACTATAACTAAAGCTCTTAAATTTATTGAATCTCAAGGAGTTAAAGAAGAATTACAAAATATTGGTCCAAATGATCCAGAAGTTGATAGTGTTAAGAAACAGATTACAGAATTAAGAGGTATTCTCTATAAGGTTCTTGCTCATGGGCCTGGTTCTGGTGAGACTAGAATTGAATTTTTAGATGACGTAGATAGAGATTCTGCAAAGGTTAATGGTAAAGTTCTTCAATATGATTCTACTACTGAAAAATGGGTCGGTGGAACTTCTAGTGGAATAGGTACAGAAGATAGTATTAGTACTAGTGGTATTATTACTGCTGGTCAGTTCTATGGTAATGGATCTGGATTAACAGGAGTTGCATCTACAGATAATATAAGAACTAATACAAATGCGACATTCCTCCAAAACATTAATGTATCTGGTACATCTACTGTAGGTGGAAATGTATTAGTAGGAAGTGGAATAACATTAAGTCCAGATGGTAATGTCTATGCTACTGGTATTATAACTGCAACAACATTTAAGGGAAATTTTGAAGGAGGAACATTTACTGGTGATGGTTCAAATTTAACAGGTGTTGCATCTACAGATAATATAAGAACTAATACAAATGCCACGTTCTTACAAAATGTCAACATAGTTGGCACATCAACCGTAACTGGTGGAGTTATTGGTGATGTAACTGGTGACTTAACGGGTAATGCCGATACAGCTACTGCATTAGAAACTGCTAGAACTATTGGTGGGGTATCATTCGATGGTACTGCTAATATTAACCTGCCTGGCGTCAATCAGAGTGGTAATCAGAACACTTCAGGTACTGCTGCCAATCTAAGTGGAAATCCTAGTATTAGTGTTACTAATATAACTGCAAGCGGCAATGTAACTGTTGGTGGAACATTAACCTATGAAGATGTTACTAATGTTGACTCTGTTGGACTTATAACTGCAAGATCTGGAATTAAAGTTGGAAGTGGAATAACACTAAGTCCAGATGGTGACATATATGCTATTGGTGTTACAACTGTTACTGGTAACTTAGTTGTTGGTGGTGATCTAGATGTTACTGGTGATATTTCATATGATGAGGTATCAGGAAGAAATCTTAATATTAGTGGCGTATCTACTTTCAACCAAGTAAAAGTTGGAAGTGGAATAACCTTAAGTCCAGATGGAGATTCATATTATACAGGTGTTACTACAATTACCAATAGTGGTGTTGGAACAGTTCATGTAGGATATGGAAATACTGCTTTAATAGTAGATGGTGATTTAAGGGTTCTTGGTATTCTTACTGTTGGTGGATCATCTGTAACCATTGATGGAGATAATAATCAACTTAGTGTTGGTATTGTTACTGTTACAAATTCCACTATTATACTTGGTGATAATGTATCTTTAGATGCATCAGCAACTGGTATTAACTCTGCACCTAATGTTCTTTATGTTGCAAAAGATGGATTAGATACCAATAATGGAACATCTATTGATAATGCATTTTTAACAATTTCTGCTGCTGTTGGAGCTGCATCATCAGGAACTACTGTTAAAGTTCTTTCTGGAAAATATACAGAGGCTAATCCAATCTCAGTTCCTGCATTTGTTTCTATTGTAGGTGATGATCAAAGAACGGTAGAGGTTAAACCAAATACTACAAATAAAGATATTTTCCATGTAAGAAAGGGTGTTAAATTGGCAAATATGACCTTTAAGGATCATGTAGCACCTGCAGCTGCAGTTGCTTTCCCAACTGATGAAATAGCAGAAAATGTAGGTGGAGGAAAGTGGAAAGGGCCATATATTCAGAATTGTACGAGTGATACTACTACAGGTAAAGGAGTTTATATTGATGGAGATCAGGCAAGATTATTGAAAGCAATGAATGTTGATGCTTTTACTCAATATAATCAAGGAGGAGTTGGAGTTGCTGTTACTAATGGTGGATTTGCTCAATTAGTTTCATTATTCACTATTTGTTGTAATGAGGCAGTTACAGTTCATAAAGGTGGACAAGCAGATATTGCAAATAGTAATTGTAGTTTTGGTACTTATGGATTAGTTGCTAAAGGAGTAAGTGATCTCCAATATACTGGTATAGTTACTGCAACTGCTGCCATATCACAGGCAGAAGTAAAGGTTAATGTTGATACTTCATCACATAATATTAGTGGATTTAATTATACTCATCAGACTGGTGTAGCAACTGTAACTACAGCAACTGCTCATGGATTCAAAGTTGGAATGGGAGTCACTCTTGCTAATATTGCTGTAAGTTGTGCATATGGTAATAAGACATATCCACATAGAAAACCATATATTTTTGAAGTGGAATCTGTTCCTTCTACGACAACTTTCTCTGTTAATGTTGGTATTTCTACTGTTGCTCATACTTATCAATCTGGAGGAACTGCTAAGATTGATGTTGATAGACCTTATGATGGACAGTTAGTTTATTTTGATAAACTTTATAAACAAGTAAAATCAATTACTGTTACTAATGGAGGAAGTGGATATACATCTACTCCTACAGTAACCATTGATGCTCCTACTGGACCTAGTGGAGAGACTGCTTCTGCATATGCTACTTTAGAAGGAACAACTATTAAATCTATTACTCTTATTAGTAGTGGAAATCAATACTTAACAACTCCTGATGTAACTATTAGTGGAGGTGGTGGAAGTAATGGAGCTGCAACTGCTAGTATGGATCCCCTTTATTATACGATAAATAGCTCGACACCTGTATCTTCAGGTATTTCCACAATAACACTTGCTACCAATTTACTTAATGAAGTAGGAATTGGATCTACCGTTTTCTTCTCTCAAGGAAGTAGAATAGTTGCTAGTTCTCATACATTTGAATATGTTGGTGCTGGTGATCAAATTGTTACTGCCACTCCAAAACGTGGTGGTGTTACTATTCAAGCAAATGAAGTTATTACTGAAGATGGTGGTAAAGTTCTTTATACCAGTACAGATCAGGCAGGTAATTTTAGAATAGGTGATGATTTGAAAATCAATCAAGAAACTGGTACAATTAGTGGAAGAGCCTTTAGTAAGAGTTTGTTCTCAGAAATGACCCCGTTTATTCTAGCATTAAGTTAATATGGCACTCGCACTTAATAGATTCAAAACATATACTAAGACACTCACAACAAGTAGTCAAACAATATATACTGCACCTACAGGATATACTGGGATTATTTTATATGCACATGTGACTAATTATGGATCTGCTACCACTACTGTTACTATGTCTCATGTGAGAAGTGGAACAACTAATGAAATTATTAATGAGGCAAATGTTCCTGTTAATGATGCTTATGTTCCTTTAGATGGTAAATTGGTATTGGAGACAAGTGATTATATTGTAGCTGAAGCTGGTGCAAATACTACTTTAAAAGTTATTGTTTCTGTATTGGAGACTGCAAATGCCTAAACTTATAAGTCAAAAAAATAATTTTGGTACTGTACAAATTAAGAAGGATGGTACTGCAATAGGACAAGTAGATAAAATAAATTTCGAAAATAAAGATATTAAAATTGATGTTAAAACTGGTGTTGCTACTGTCTTTACTGATCCATTAACAGTTTTAGGACTATAAATATTAATATCTCATAGTATATGTGATGAAAGCTAAATCGTGTCGCTCTGGTTATTATTGGTGTTTCGATGA